GATGCAAATTGAGTAATGCGATCAGAAAGAGAAACAATGCTTTCGTCGTCAGTTATATTTGAAGAGTTTTTATTTGTTACGATACCTGCACGATTAGATTGTACAGATGTCATCATTGATATACATGGACCTTTATCGCTTACGATATCTCTTTGAATACAGCGTTTATATTTATCGACCATTTCTCCAACAAGCTGCCATTCAGTTTTATTCCCTCCGCTTTCACTTGTAGTTTTGATATAGTCAAAACTAAAAATCATTGGATTTCCACGACCTATCTTAGAATAATAAAATCTTTTTAGAACGCTAATTTGAGCATCAACGGTCATGCCGCCTACATTATAATAATATAAATGCTTATATCGTTTATTGATCGTCTTCCATACTGATCTGACATTATCTACAATTTCTGCGCCAGCCTTACGCCAATTTCCGCTTTCTAATAGATACATTGGAACTTTGGACATTGCAGCACACTGTCTAAAAATAAGTTCCTCTTTGCTCATTTCACCGTTATCGAAATGAAGAACTGGTACTTCATATTGTTCAGATACTTTTGTAGTAAAATCCAAGCAAAATTGAGTCTTACCAACACCTGAACGAGCGACGATAACAGTAATATTTCCCGGTCTCAAAAGAGAACCGTACATATCTTGAGTTTTTGGATGCGGTCCAGCGAATCCAAATTCAGTGACTGGATTATTTCCACGCTCTTCAACAAGAGCTTCCATTTCATCAAATATATTTTCTGGCTGATCTGCGCCAGTTTCATACAAGTTAATTTGATCATTATAAAGTTTATCAGCACATTCAATGATAACATTATAATCAGAAGATGGAGATATAGACTTCATCTTCTTGTTGATCTCTGCACCACACATCGCGATTTCGCGACGAATAGTATATTTCTTTAATTCTTTAGCAACACTTATAATAGATTCTGGAGATAGCTTCTTGAGAGACAAAGATTCAATATAATCAGATGGATTGATATTGTCTTCAAAAGTTACTCCAAAATTCTTTACTCTTTGAGATATAACTACGTCATCAATTTTTTCACCATTATCAATGGCTTGACGAAGTACGCAAAAAATAGTTCTATTTATCTTAGAGCTTTCACTCCAAAAATCTTTTTCTGTTACGAAAGATGCTACATCTGCGTATCTTTCTGGATATTTAATCAGTCCAGCGAGCAACTGAGTTTCTAAATCATACGAATAAATCATTCCAACCGCACGTTATCATGGTTCGTCGCTCATGTCAATCGAATTTTGCTCATTGTTTATTTCGTCTAAATATTTTTCCAAAGCCTTAACTAAACCCATTTCTACGATTGGATTAGCGACTTTAGTATAAATCATGGGACATCCATCTTGAGAGACGTAAGCCACTATAAATCCTTTTGAGGATTCATCGGACCCAGTGAACTCATAGAGTTTATTAAAATAATTTTCAGGAATTTTAAACTGTTTAAAATTCTCTGATTGAGAGTCCTTCTTCATGTTATAATATTACACCTTGACTTTCGAAAAGGTCTTTATTTATTGTATCATTTTCGAAAATAGTTACAAGTGTAATTTCATTAAGTTCGCAGAAACGCTCCTTTTTTTTATCTCTATTTAACTGATGAAGAAAATTCATTCTATTTTCGTGAAAGAATTTCACAAATCCAGTATGCTGCCTACCTTGAACTTCTATAGCTATTTTTTTATTAGCGTTGTAAAAGTCCAAGGTGAGACGAGTCCCAACTATTGGAAACTCTTCAAATACAATATTGTGTTGCCAATAACCACGCAGAAATTTCTTAACTTCAGTTTGAAATTTACTGCGACTATCGGCTTTCCAATCGGTTAGATAGTTGCGAGCGTTTTTACAACGCCTCTTTTTATTACTCAGAGATAGAAATTCCATCACCAAAATTTAATAGGTTTTCACTAATATACTTAAAAAAGAAATTCTTAAGCTTTTCATTGTCGTTGACAATTTGTTCAAACTTCGCTGCGCCTTGAATTTGAGCAGGAAATTCTGTAAATCCAGCTTCTTTTAGAGTATTGAGAAATTCTTCATCAAAGCTAATCCAAGCTCCCTTCTTAATAGCGATTTCCCACATAGTAAGAAAGTCAAAGATTTCTTTTTCTACCCAATTAGAAGTGCCATTCTTTCTTCCATATTTAATTGGATATCGAATAGTGCAGTTAGTTCTTTCGTTAGGAGACTTCTTAACAACGATTTTTACAAAGTGTCCAAGATATGGATTCTTTTGCTCATCGTAAGAAGCGTTAGGATCTTCAAGAATTAGATCGCCCTTAAAACGAGCATCAAATTCAAAAATCCAGTTAGCAAAATGCAACAAAGCGTTACCACCTGTAGCAGTGGTTTGACGAATTGGAGCCTTACTGTATGGATCAAGCTTAATATCAGCGCGAACTTGAGAAATAAATACTGCAATATGCCCACGCTTTTGAAGTGCAATAGACATGCGCTTCATAAGATCCGCTGCAATTACTGCGCCGCCAGCGACCTTTTGCGACTCTTCAAATGTTTTATCAAGATCTCCTTTTCTAATTAGACCGTCAACAGAATCTAACAGAAAGAAATACATCATCTTCTCGTCATTCTTACCAACTAGTTCTCGCATTGCATCGAATACCGTTTCATGAATGTTTGATTCAAAAACGAAACATGTACCTTCGACCCATTCTTCTTCATTGAATACAAACTTAACTCCAGAACGAGTAATCATTTCATTACTCAATCGACCTTCAGCTTTGATATAAAAGCCTTTGCGCTTCTTAGGTTGATCTAAGAAATTCTTCATGAATTGAAGAGCGCAACTTGTTTTACCTCCTTCGTTGATTCCACAGAATCTATGTAATCCAGTACCGATACCACCAGCCAGAAAGTAATCAAGCAAAAGACTTCCGCTTGAAACCTTATAATCAATAGTGGGTTCGTAATTATAATGAGATTCTTTATTTTGCTTCAAGAAGCTTTTTAGCTGATCTTGAGATGTTGTGATCTTGCTACTATCTATTTCTTCTTTATTATTCTTTTTACTCATTTTAGAAAGTCTTTAATTGTTCTAGGTTTTATCATAATATTATAGTCTTGTCCAGCTTTTTCACCAAGCTGAAATTCTATATTCTTTAATTCAGGTTGAAAAACATATTTCTTATATTTATCGGCTATTCCATTAGCATCTTCTCCAGCGTATAAAGTAAGACAATCAACTCTAATAACTACAACTTGTTCCCAGAATTTCATATCTGGAAACTTCTTAAGAAGAGAGTTTAATATTCTGAATTGTTTACCCCAAAACGATGGATGAACTTTTTTAGGAATATGCAAAAGCTTATTTAATAGCTCTCTTTTATTCATCTGTTTTGAGAGTAACAGAAAAACTCAAGATGTCAATAGCAAAAAACCGCTGGTTTCCCAGCGGTTTGATTTGTTTATTTTAATTACTTTTCGGTCACTTCGAAATATGCGCTTTGAAGTTTAGGATTTTTAATTTCTTTATCTTCTTCTTCTTTTTTAATTTGCTCATCGATCTTCAAACCTTCGGTAGCTGCTTTTGGGGTTATATCGCCTGTGGGAGGAGCGGGATCTTGAGGGAATACTGCTGTTGGTTCAGCCTTCATTTCTCCATCCCAACATCCCATGCTTTCGGCTTCTTTTTTACCATCTTCATTTAGTTTGCCAGATTTATGTTGTCTCTTTAAAATGGCTTTTTGTAGTGCTGGTGGCAAAGATTTTTGTTTCTCACTTAATTTTCCTTCAGTCTCATTCATTACTCCACGATTTTTCATGTACCACATGCCACACATATATTTAGCATCAGCGGTAGACATGCCGCCAGTATTTACAAAAGCAGCTTCATCACACATACATTCATTCATATATGTATCATGAACTTCTTGTTCATCTGGTTCGATTAGATTTGAAAGAGAAACTTCAGCTACAAAATTTTTATTGTCGAATTTGATATTTGATTTCATTATTTGTTTCCTTCTAGGATTTTAATTTGATCGATTGTTTTTGTTAAAATATCGCCTTTTTTGAAATTAACGCCATCATTAATAACTTCATAAGCAATTACTTTGCCCATGTTATCTGGAAGATCTTTGATTTCTTTAACATAACCTTCGCTATTATAATGTTTGCAAGAAGCGTTTGTATTTAATACTCTCATTTCTGGTTGAATTTCCAAAGGTTTTTCAGTTTCAACTTCTTGAGAATAAATCAAATAGTTATAAACAGCAAATAAATAATCTTCCATGATGGTGATTTTACCTTGAACCCAAGGTTCAATTTTTTCACACATGTTTGGATTAGCGCGAAGCTTATCAAGTAGATCTTTAGAATTGTCTGCAATATAAGCTAATTGAGCCATAGCCATCTCAGAAACTTCTTCATTAAGATCTTCAGAATCATTTTCAATTTCTTCTATGATTTCTTCTGCTTGTGCCAAATGGGGAGCCAATTTCAATAAATCGCTTTCTTCCCAAAAGGTGATGCCATCCCATTGATGAATCACATCATCCACAGAACCTTTAGTTGTATAATCTGTTACAGACTTTTTTGATTCCCACATCTTGCAAGACCAATATTTAGCCT